TGGGCAACGCTAGTGCTGGTGTTGCTCACCTCAATCCGCCCAGTGCCAAGCGCCTGAATCAGCCTTGGCTTGATAGACCACTGGGAGTTGATCGTGAGAGTAACGCCATCCTGAACGTTGATGATGTCATCTTGCGCGTAGGTGACCGCCGTAAGGTTCTGGCTGGTTGCGACGTTGATAGTTGCCATTTCAGATCACCTCCGGGGTGCTGGTGCGTTGCCACTGGCCGTTGGCCCAGGTCAGGGTTTTGCGCAGCGTTGACCTGCCTGGGCGCAGGAAGTCGATGGTGGTGAGCAGGCCGTTGGAGTAGCTGAAGGCCTTTGCGTAGCCTCCGTCGTAGTCGATGCGGGTCAGGCGGCCCGTTGCGTCGTAGGTGGCTACCGGGCCGGTTAGCAGCGGTTCGTATTGCGGGTGCGGATCAATGGCTGCCAGGTGATCGCCGATCGTTGGTTCAAACGGCAGCGCATTGAATGCCGTCACCCCATCGCCGATCTTGCGGCGGCCCGTGCTAAATCCCGTGTTGGCGTTCTGCTCGGTCCAGCTCTCGCCGCTCAGCAGCACCGGATTTAACGACACCATTTGCGCCAGGGGCGCCAGCAGGGTCTGGAAACGGCCTTTGATCGTGAGAGTTTCGCTCATAGCCAGTCACCATCCACCGAGTAGATTGTTTCGCCTGCGGTTTGCTCCAGGGGCACGGAGGTGATGGCACCATCAGCCATGGGCATCGAGTCTTCAATGGCCCGGTAGCTGGTCCCGTTGACGGTCAGGTTTGTGCCTTCCAGCACCGTGCCGAACACTTCTACGGGCAGTTCCAGCCGGTATCCAGTGCTCATGATCATGCCGTTGATCAGTTCATCCCGCGGCGTCTGCAGGATGCCGAAACCGGCGAGGCCATTGATCACAACGGCGTCACCCACAACCCTCGATGAGGTCGTTGCTATGCGGGTGGCGATGCGATCCCAGGCCATGGGTCTTCAGTGGGCAATAGGGAAGGGGCCCAGCCAGGCCGGGCCCCAGGGTGATCAGACGTAGCGGAACAGCACGGTCACCACCAGGCCGGCCACGGAGGTGGCGGTTCCGCTGAGCACGAAGCCCAGGCGGTTGCCGGTGTCGAGCAGCAGGTTGGCGGCCGTGGCCGACAGGGCCAGGGACTGGACCGTGTTGTTGGCGCCCTTGAGGTTGGCGGTCGCGCTCACCACGGCGGCACCGGCGCCAGAGGCCTGGGTGCCGGTCAGCTTTTCCACCGAGCCGGTGACGGCGCCGGCATCAGTGCCGAGGGTGGAGTGCACCTCGCTGACGGCCAGGATCTGGATCGGAGCCGGGGCGATGAAGAACGCCTGGCTGGCTACACCCGTGTTGAGGAAGCTGGAGAATTGCGCTTCGCTCAGGCGCAGCGTGGCCAGGGGGCCGAGGCGCACGGCAACAGAGGTGGCCGTGGTCGAGGCATCACCGCGGGCGATGCCTACCTCGGTGTTGCCGATCGCGACCGGGGTGAGCACCTTGTTGGTGTTGTCCCAGTAGACGCGATCGCCAAAGGCGAAGGCAGTGCCGGCGCCGGTTGCCTTGGCGTGGTTGAAAACGCCCGCGGTGTCGATCACCACCGAGGCGCCGCTGGCGGCGTCGGTTTCGGCGAAGCCAAACAGGGCGCCCACCAGCACGCCGCCGCCAGAGCTGACGGCGTAGGGGGCGGTGACGTTGATGAGGTAGCCCTCATCCTGAACTTTGTTCTTCATGGTCTTGTCCTCAGGAGGGTTAGGGGGTCAGGGTTCAGGCGCCGGTGGAGCGGTAGAAGCCGCGGTAGTCGAGCAGGGCGCAGCCGAAGTCTTCGCGCACCAGGAGCTCGACACCATCGGGGTTGCGCTTCTCAACGCTGGTGATCTGGGGGCCCTCTGCGCCGCTGAGGTAGCCGTAGCGGATCATGTCGATCCGGGCCGGGTTTGCCATCACATAGAACTGAGTGGTGGATTTGGCCGAAAGGCGGTTTTCCACGATCAGCTGCATGGCACCCGCGAAGGGGTTGGGGCCGCTGGCGCCGGTCAGGCTGGAGGGGGCGTAGCCCGTGGGGTAGAGGAACTGCAGCGCAGCGGTGCGCAGCTCGGGCGGCACCACCAGGTAGGCAGCCTCGAGGTTGAGGCTGTTGCCGGCGATGTCGGTTTGCTTCCGCAGGGCGGTGATACCGGCATCGATGCCGGTGATGCCGATGGCGCCAGAGCCAGTGTTGCTGTGGCCGGCGGCGAAACAGGCTGTGGAGTCAATGGCGACGGTGGCGCCGTTGGTGCCGGTGGTGAACAGGGCCCAGATCAGGTTGTTCTCCATCAGCCGGGCACCGCGGCCCAGCTTTTCAGGTGCGCTGCTCAGGGCGCCGAGGTCATCGTTGATGATCAGGTTGCGGCCGATCGGCAGGCGCAGGGCGTAGGTTCCCAGCCTCCAGCTACCGGCGGCTTCCACCAGGGTGGCGTTCTCGTATTCGCCGTTTTCACCCAGGGACTGGGGAACGAGCGCACCTTGAACCTGCGCTTCAGATGTCGGTTTGAAGTCGGGCAGGTTGCGCTGAACGGCCATGGGCTTCCAGGTCTGAGGCTCTTCCTCATAGCCCCGGGTCAGGCTCTTGCTGGCCACGTTGGCGAGCAGCAGCGGGAAGTCGCTGGTGGAGTGGAAGGCACGATCGACGGTCTCGGAAATCGAGAGGCCGCGCACATTCACGCCCCGGCTTTCCAGCCAGGTGCGGGCCACGTCCAAGGCGCGATAGCCGCGGTAGTCGCGGGCGATGTCGGGCAGCTGCGTTTCAACGCCGGCCTGGTAGGCGAGGGTCGCTTCCAGGGCCCGGTCGAGGGTGTCGCCAGCGTCGCGGGTGACTTGGATGGCACCAGCCGTAGCGGCCGGGGTGGCGGCGGCCTGGGCGGTCAGGATGTCGAACACAACGGTGTCGAAGGGTTTGCCGCTGGCGATGAAGGCTTGGGCGGCGGCGTCCGTGAGGCCAGCAGCCAGGCAGGAACGCATGATGTCCCGCTCGCGCTTGATGGCGGCGCGGTCGATCGTCTCAGTCTCGGGAGACTGAGCGGCAGCAGGTACGGGAACAGGGCTGGGGGTAGGGGTGGGGTCAGCGGAACGCTGCACCTCGGCGGCCGGATCACCTCCGGCCTGGAGCTTGTCGGTTTCCATGGGGGGAGGTAGATCCGGGGTTTGTTCGGGGGTGCTGCGTTCGATGGCAGTGGGGTCAGCCCCCACCACCACCAGCGACAGCTCAGCAATCGACCAGCGGGTGATCCTGATCGGATCATTCACACCCACCGGGCGCTCAATGGTCAGCGGTTGCGCCGAAACGGAGAACCGAGCTGAGCCATTGCGCAGCCGGGGCAAAGCCATTGCCTCGGCGTCAGGTGGCCCATCCACTACAACTCGACCGACGAGGCTTGGCACCCCATCGATCGTTTGCAGCTGCATGTCAGTGAGCACCCCCCACACCGCTTCAGCCGTGCGGGAGTGATCAAGAATGCAGGGGATTGGCCGGGTGGGCCATTCGATTGCATCCTGGCGATGCACCAGGATGTAGCCGTCGCCCACGTCGGATTCACTGGAGATCACCACCTGCGCAGAGCGGGTGGTGTCATCCCATGACGATGCAGCAGGCAGCGCCATGCGGTTGATCGCTTGTGCTGTTGCGGCAGTCATGGGCCAGTGATGAATGCCACCAGCTTAGCCAGGCTCCGCACTATCACTAGCGGTTGCTGATTGAGGCTCTGGTGGTGTTGGCGTTGGCTCTGCTGCTGTTGGCGAAGCGTTGGGATTGGCGGGCGGCGTTGCTGTTGGCCCGGCTGCCACATGGGCCTTCACCTGCACCCGCATGTCGGAGCTGAACACCAGGCCACGCTGATCGGCGTCCTGCTGGTCGGCCTGGTACTCATCCAGCAGATCAGAGGGCACGAAGCCGAAACTGCGCTGGCATTCGCTGCGGGTCATGAAGCCGGCCTGGATTGCCTCCACCATCCACTTGATTTCTTCGGCGGGGTTGATCATTTCCCGCCGTGGCGGGGTCCAGATCAGCTTTTGCGGGCCCCGGATCTGACCCGTGATCTTGGCGGTTTCGATGAACCAGCTTCCGATCGGATCCAGCACCTGGGGGACCGTGATGTTCCAGCGCCAGCGGGCCACGTTGCGGGCGAACTCCAGCCAGCCCATCCGGCCGCTGCTGAAGTTCACGTCTGAGAGGATCCCGGTCAGGGCCTCATAGGTGATGCCGTAGCTCACGGCGATGGCGTGCAGGTTCATGCGCATGAACTCGCCGTAGCCCTCTACCCGTGGCGGGTTGGAGAAGGCGATCGATTCACCGATCCCTAGCTCTTCAATCGCCCCGGGCTCCAGGGTCTCGATGATGTCGGTGTCGCTGCTGACACCCTCGCCCAGGTCGGCCTTGATGCGGAAGGCCGTGAAGCAGGCGGCGATCTTCTGCTTGAGCAGCTCGGCCGCTTCGTAGTCGTCCAGGTCGCGGGCCCGCAGCAGGGCCGTCACTCCCATTGGCACGCCGGTGTATTGCCCCGGCCGGCGCATCTCGTAGGTGTGGAGATACTCCGACTTGGGCACATACTCCGCGGTGTAGCCGGTCTTGGGCGTGTTCTCACCCGGGTGGGCCAGGCGGAACCAGGCGCCCTGCTCTCGGCCGAATTCATCGAATTGCTTGCCGCCGATCAGGTACTGGCCATCGTCGCGGCTGGTGTCGAGCCAGTCGGGCTCCAGCACCTGCAGCTGTAGCGGCACCAGGCCCCGCTGGAACATCTGCGGATTCAGCCGCTTGCGAATGATCGCGCTGCCGCGCACCACCGTGGTGCGGGTCCAGAGCTCCTGCAGGCCGTAGAAGTTCAACCGGCCATAGAAGTCGCAGTCGGTTGACTCAGACCAGGCCTGGAACTGCTTGCCGAACAGTTTGGTTCCGCCCGGGCCGGCGGCGCCCATGATGCCGTCGCCGATCCAGTTCGACACCACCACATCGATGGCGCGTTTGATCCATGGATTGGAGTCGGCTAGATCCTGATGTCGCTGGATCAGCCGATTAAGCATCGGCTTGATGTCGGCATTGGGCCCCTGGTTAGAGGTCACCCAGCCATCGGTGCGGCGGCTCTGGCTGGCGCCATCAAAGGCCCGCAGGATTTCGCCCCGCGCCTTCGCTCGCACCATCGCCAGGTCAGCAGACAGGCTTGCTTTCTCGCGGTGGCGCCGGCGTTTGCCCATCAGTCGCCCCTCTGGAACTGCACATAACGGCGCCGATTGGCGCTGCTGCTATTGCCCTCCAGCTCCGCTTCCATCACCCGCAGCTGGCGCGTCATGTCGGCCAGGCTGCGATACACCACCGTGCGGCCGCCCGAACTCACGGAGGTCACACCCTCCGCAATCGCGGCCCGCAGGGCCTCAATCTGGCTGAGGGTGTAGTTGCTCATGATGCGCTCACTCTAACGAGACCGAGAGAGCCAGCCCGAACCGTTGCCGCTGCCATTCAGCCAGCCGCCCTCCCGCTGGCGCCGCTGCCGTGGCTCCCGCTGTATCCCCACCGGTCCGCCACCTTCCAGCGATGCCGTTTCCAGCTGATCCCACATTGGTGCCCGGTTGTAGCGGCGGGCGATCAGCAGCAGGGCGGCGTAGGCATACACCAGGCAGTCGAGGGCCTCGTTGCGATCGTGCGCACGCTTCACCCATTCCCGCACCGGGAACCCTTTCACCATTCGCTCCTGCTGCCGTTCGGCAGTGAGCTGCTCGAAATACTCCTGATCCGCAGCCAGTCCGAAATGGATTGCGCCCGGCCCAGCCTCCTGGTTTCGTAGTCGCCCATGCACCGTGACCTTGATCGTGTCGGTGCCGAGCATGTAGAGCTTGACGCCCCGCTTGATCACCCCATCACGGGCGTTCACGTCCACCAGGTTGCCCTTGCTAACGGGGATCGCCCCTCGCTTGTTCATGCCCTTGATCGCCACCACCCCGCGGTTGGTCCGCTGCCGCACGAACTCATAGGCCTCATGGGTGGCATGGCCACCGGTATCAACCGCCATCTGGAAGATCCGCAGTTCCATCCCGGTCGCCGTGGGCCAGCTCACATCCAGCACGGCATCCACCTGGCCCCACACCTCTGGCCGGGTTGGGTCGCCCATGATCTCTTGGTGCCAGATCAGCCAGGCCTCTTCTCCTCGGCCCCAGCCCCACACGCTCACCACCACCCGATCACCGATGCTGCCGCCGCCGCCCTGCACGTCCACGCCGGCAGTGAGCAGCAGCACGCCATCGGGGCAGGTGCCGGATTGGTACGGCTCCCGCCGGGCCATCAGCCCATCGGTTGACATCTGCGCTGCATAGTCTTCCTCGAAGGTCTGGCCCAGCACCGTGTTCACGAAGGTGCGCAGCTGGTCCTTATTCCCCTTCACCTCCAGAAACTCGCGCACCAGGTTTTCCCAGGTGGCGTTCGGGCTGTAGCTGTAGGCGGCCCAGATATGGAAACCGATCAGGCCCGGCGCATCGGCCGTTGCAGTCGGCCGCCATTCGCCCCGCTCCACCATCCACCGCTT